GAGTGGTTCTACAAGAATGTTTATTGATGGCACTCAAGTAGGCTCTACTGTAACTTCTGATACAAATAATTATAGTGTTTCTGCACCAATGCATATAGGATCTGATGGTGATCCAACTGATAATCAGAAGCTTAATGGTTATCTTAGTGATTTTAGAATAGTCAAAGGCACTGGATTATACACCAGCAACTTTACTCCAACAACTGAACGTCTTACTACTGTTTCAGGAACAGGATACTCTACTTCTTTGCTTACCTGCCACCTTCCATACATAGCTGATGGTTCTTCTAGCGCTCACTCAATCACAGTGAACGGCGACACTTCAACAAAAGCATTCGGCCCATACGACTACACTGAATACTCAGAAAGCACTAACGGTGGGTCAGTGTATTTTGATGGGAATGACTATTTAAGTATTGCTCATAGTACAGACTTAGATTTAGGGACAGGCAACTTTACCATTGAGGGATGGTGGAGATTTGACGACACCTCAAATCAAAATCTAGTTAGTAAATACGCAGGTGGCCAAGGGTTTGTTGTACAGTATCAATCAGGAAATTTGCGGCTGGTTTTAGGGCTTGGCGGTTCTGATGCAGTGTATTCATTTTCTTGGACGCCTGTAGCAGGAACGTGGTATCACGTTTGTATTTTGAGAGATGGAACTAATGGAAAAGCGTTTATTAATGGAACGCAAATTGGATCGACAACAACAGTTAGCACTTCAAATGTTGGGACTACAGGAACTCTACAAATTGGTTTAACTCACACGGTTTCAGAATATACTAGAGGGCATGTTTCAGATGTCCGTATTGTAAAAGGAACTGCCGTTTATACTGCAAACTTTACTCCGCCAACTGCTCCTCTTACTGCTATTACAAATACCTCATTACTTCTCAAAAGCACAGACGCTTCTATCATAGATAAGTCACAAGGGAGTAATCTAAAACTTGTTGGAAACACCACTGGTTCAACAACTCAAGTTAAGTTTACCGGCAGTAAATCAATATATGTACCGTCAGCAGGGGTGTTTGATGCCAATACTGCAAATTGTGTAAGAATTGATGAAGTGGTTCTTACTAATACTGAAAGTTTTACTTATGAGTTTTGGATGAAATTAAGTAGTACTACATATAATGCATCACCATATGGACATACAGATCAGAATAGACAGACACAATGGAATGAAGGTGGTGTTACTGGAAAAATAATGTTATATATGGACGGATACATACATCAAACGACTGGCTGTTATTCAGCAGCAGAAGCATCAGACTGGATGCATGTTGCCTATAGTTTTGACCAACCTGCTGGAGGTAACAATTTTAAACTTTTTATAAATGGAACACAAAGAGTTGCCACATTCCTTGGAACATGGATTTATATAAACACTATAGGTGCTGGGTATGCGGGTTATAATGCACCGATTAATGGTTATCTACAAGACTTCAGAGTTACCAAAGGTTTAGCAAGATACACCTCAAACTTTACACCACCAACAGAATCTCTAAAAGGATAATTAAAAAGTTTAAATGCTTTTCCTTATAAATAGTAGCAAATACTATTGAGGAAAAAAACATGGCTGCAGTTACATCACGAGATGGTTTAATAGAATATTGTCTAAGAAGACTAGGTGAACCAGTTATAGAAGTTAATGTCGATCCTGACCAACTCGAAGATAGAGTAGATGAAGCATTTGAATTCTTTCAAGAATTCCATTCAGATGCGACACTAAGAACTTATCATACTCATCGGGTTACAGCTACAGATGTATCTAACACATACATCGATATTCCTACTGACATTGACATAGTTTCAAGACTTTTTCCAATTTCGGGATCAATCAATAACAGTGCTGATATGTTTAGTGTTAAGTATCAAATGATGCTTAATGATATAGCGGACTTACAAAATTTTATGGGTGATCTGGCTTACTACACGCAAATGCAGCAGTACCTTGCGACTATTGATATGAAATTAAACGGGCATCCACAAGTACAGTTTTCAAGACATCAGAGTAGACTCTATATTCATGGAGAATTTGGAAATAAAGATACACAAGCCGATGATTATATAGTGATGGACGTTTATAGAATTATAAACCCAGATACTTTCACTTCGGTTTACAATGATAAGTTTATAAAGCACGACACTACCGCATTATTTAAAAGACAATGGGGACAGAATTTAATTAAGTTTGAAGGAATGCAGCTCCCCGGCGGTGTTACATTAAACGGTAGACAGATTTATGAAGATGCTATGCAAGATATTCAGAATCTTGAAGAAAATATGAGACTTGAGCACGAGATGCCACCAGACTTTTTCGTAGGATGATAGATGGCCACTAGTTTACATTTTAGTCAAAAAGTTAAATCTGAGCAGAACCTTTATGAAGACATAGTCATAGAGAGTCTGAAGATATATGGACAGGATGTGTACTATCTTCCTCGTACTTTAGTAAACGAAAATACAATCTTAGGTGAAGATATTCCATCAAAGTTTGGTTCAGCCTATAAGATTGAGATGTATATTGAAAACATTGATGGTTTTGACGGTGAAGGAGATCTATTTACTAGGTTCGGTGTTGAGATTAGAGATGCAGCTACCTTTGTAGTTTCAAGACGTAGATTTAAAATGGTAGTTAATCAGCTAGGATATGAAGTTGATTTAATGAGACCAGCCGAAGGCGATTTGATCTATTTAGCTCTAACTAATAAGTTATTTCAAATCATGCATGTCGAGCATGAACAACCCTTTTATCAATTAAGCAATTTGCCGGTATTTAAATTACGTTGTGAGTTGTTTGAATATAGTGAAGAAGATTTCGATACCGGTATCCAAGGAATTGATAGAGTTGAAAGAAACGCATACAAAACAAGCCTATTGCTTAATAATGTAAACGACAGTGCTAGATCAATATTCCCGCAATTCTTTATTGGAGAAGAAGTTATACAAAGAAGATCAGATGGTATAACTATGAGGGGTGAAGTTTTAAGATATAATCCAGAGACGGATATCCTAGATCTTATTCATGTTGGTGCCGACAGCGGTGACTACGCAATATTCCATATAACGAATGCCGGTGACCCAGACTCGTTCTACTCCACTTGGTTAATTAACGATAGAGTAGAAAGTCCTTTTGTTGGAGTTGGTCAAATCGATAGTGATGTAAGAAGAAGAATTCTTGCGATAGGAGATTCAATATCAGGTGGAACAGTTCAATCACAAAACGATACGTTTGATACAACTTCTAGCGCCATGAATGTTCTAAACTTCTTAGACTTCACTGAAAAGAACCCATTTGGTGATGCGGAGGATATATAATGTTTGAATACTTCTATCATCAAAGAATAAAGAAGTCTGTCGCGGTTTTCGGTACAATATTTAATAACATATACGTTATTAGAAAAAATTCTTCTGGTAATGTTCTAAGCCAAGTAAAAGTTCCTTTAGCATATGCTCCAAGAGAAAAGTATCTCGAGCGTATAAGAACAAATCCTGATTTAAGAAACGATAGCACAGTTGCTCTAAAGCTACCGAGAATGTCGTTTGAAATAACTTCGTTTCAGTATGATACTACCAGAAAACTTCCAAAGTTAAATAGCTTTAATAGAGATTTATCAACTAGTAATAATCAAAGATATAAGATATATCAACCGGTTCCATACGTTATTTCATTTCAATTAAACATATATGCTAAGAATCAAGATGATGCTTTACAGATAGTTGAGCAGATTATACCATACTTCAACCCACAATATTCTGTTACTATCAGGCCGGTTGAAGAAGATCAATCAATTAAGGAAGACGTTCCTATTACAATTCAGGCTTTGTCTTTCAGTGATGATTTTGATGGAAATATGGAAAACAGAAGAACTATAATTTATACACTAGATTTTGTTATGACTACTAACTTCTATGGTCCAATGTATAAGTCAGATATAATTCGTAAAACAACTACTAACATTCATGAATTAATAGATCAATCTACTACTACTGATCCTATATATCAAAGACATACCACGACTCCTAATCCTGAGGATGCGAGCCCTGAAGATGATTATGGATTTACCACTATAATAGAAGAAGACTTCAGTGAGTATGGAGCTGATGCTCTTTATGTAGAAACTGGTTATGTAAGAAAAGAAAACGATGAAACTTACATCGAAACAAACGGAGAATAAAAATGCCTATCGTATTAAGAAGCAGTAAGAATGCGGCGTTGACATTTGCTGAGATGGATGGCAATTTTACTGATTTAAATATAAGAATAAACACAAAGTTGGATTCCACTGGAGTAACTTCATTAATTAACTCGAGTTATATAGAAACAATAGTTGATTCAAGCTATGTGCAATTACGTCAAAGCATGACTGGAAGCTATCAAAACTCTGATGTAGATGCTCATTTAAATACTAATACCGCTTCTTCGGGACATATTTTAAAATGGAACGGACTGGATTATATCTGGGATAGTGACCTTGGCGGGGATCTTTCGGTTTCTACTATGGGTGCAAGTGGTGGAGGAGCTCTATCTTTTGACAATTCTACCGGAATCTTTACTTATAGACCAGCGGATTTGAGTGGATACGTACAGATAGGATCTGAAACAAGTACTTTAAATGATGTTATACAAAGAGGTCATACTACTACCACGACTGCAGTAATACCTTTCTTATATTCCAATCAAGGATCATTCCCCAACGCTTCAACTTATCATGGTGCTATGGCACACAGCGATGCTGATGGAGCGATGTACTTTGCTCATGCTGGAGCGTGGCATAAATTAGCAAATGATTCGGATTTAAACGGAAATATAGATGCGCACTTAAACGTAAGCGGTGCTTCTTCAGGTCAAGTTTTAAGCTGGAACGGTACAGATTACGCTTGGGTTGCTGATCAAACTGGAAGTGGTGGAGCAGAAACAGATCCAATTGTTGGTGCTATTAACGGTATTGTAAAAGCAGATGGCGCAGGAAATATTTCAGCAGCAGTGGCAGGAACGGATTATAGCACATTCGACGGTGATTACAATAGTTTAACTAATAAGCCAACAATTCCTACAGCATATACTGATAGTGACGTTGATGCGCACTTAAACGTAAGCGGTGCTGCTTCAGGTCAAGTTTTAAGCTGGAACGGTACAGATTACGCTTGGGTTGCTGATCAAACTGGAAGTGGTGGAGGAGGACTAGATTCTGCCGGTGTAGCTTCTTATTTAAGTGGTAACTGGGATTTCCATCTTCTACCTGAAACCAATGCTACCTATGATATAGGTAGTGCAGAATATAAAGTCAGACATTTATATTTAAGTAATAATAGTTTATTCTTTGATTCTGGTCAGACAAGTATCGGTTTTGAATCTGTAGGAACAAGCAAAAATCTTAAGTTTAATAATAATATAGTAAAAGAAGCATCTCATGTTGAAGAAGCAGGCGGACCAGCTGATTCAGAATACAACAATGGTGCATTGATTGCCGAAAACAATGGTACAGTGTTTAACAGAGCCCTAACTATAAACGGATTGAAACTGGTTGTTGCAGGAGCAGTAGGCGGACAACTAGCAGTACCAGATGAATGGGCATTAAAAACAGCAAGAACATTTGAATTAATGACTGATTCTAACGGTGCTGGCATTAACACTACACATCAACGCAATTTTCTTAAAACACTAAAAGGTGACGCTGGAACAAAACACGCAGGAATACCTACAGTACAAAGAGTTGGCTATGGTGGCGGCAGTACATACACACCTAACTGGTTAGAAGATTCCGGCATACCAAGCTATGCAGGACTACAAGCATTCAATGCAAGTGTTGCTCAAAAGGATATGGTATGGTATAGAAATATATCAGGGCCAAACCCGCCAACACAGCGTGGAGATATCGAAGAAATATTCGAACACATATTCCACACCATACACGCATTTGGTATTCCGGGTGCAGTGCCTGGTAGTGCAGACGCAGTAGAAATGAATCCAGATATTAGAATTGGTAATGAACCAAGTTTCGATTGGCAAAACACAGCATTACATCTTGCTATGAAAGAAGCAATTGATGCAGGATTATATGATCCAAGTGGTTATGCTACTGATTGGAATACAGATCCAGAGAAAGCGGCAGTGGCATACACAGAATACACTTACTTGGTAAACTGGTCAATGTGGGATATGAGTGTATACTGGGACGGCGGATCCCTTAGTCCTGAATGGGATGATAGTTTAAAGACACCAGCAGGTATGTTGGCAAATAACCCATTAGGTCATGCATTGTTCAATACATACTTTGCTCCAGTGTTAAGCAAACCAAATTTTACCACAATAGAAAGTATCTTTGGCGAAAATGACACAGGCGTGTCAGGATATGTTGCTGATGTATTAGTAGGTGGACCAGTTGATATAAGTAAAACAAATCATTTTGTTACTACAGGAACTACATATGACCTTCCAAATGGAGAGTATGTAGGACAAGAATTAAAATTCTGGCATAAAACACAAGGCGTAACAAACACAGTTCGAGTGAATGTGCTTAATGCAAAATGGAGAAATGGTGTTGGAGTATTAAGTATTATTCCTAATATGTTATGGGATCAGGATAAAGAAAATACTGCATGCTACAGCTGCATCTGGGATGGTGAAGCTTGGATTATTGGAGAAGGTTCATTAGGAGCATAAAGTGAGTGAAGATAGAGTAGATGATGACTTTGAATATTCAAGAAGAACTTATTATGATCTAATAGAAAAAGGTCAGGGTGCTCTTGAAGAGATGATGGAAGTCGCTAAGCAACTGGAACATCCCAGAGCATTTGAAGTTGTGTCTGGGATGATTA